ATACAATCCCTTTTAAATTACAATACACTTGACTATGGAAACACTTTAAAGTTTGTTTCTAGTTACGAATCAAACCCTTTAGTTTTTACAGTAGTTAATAAAGTAGCTTCTAATGCTGCAGAATTACCTAAAAAAGTTGTAAATAAAAATGGCGAAGAAGTATCTAATTCTAAAGTAGAAGAGATATTAAACAACCCTAACGAGGACCAAAGCAGGGGAGAGTTTGAACAACAAATAAACGAATTTCTATTGCTATCTGGTAATTCTTTTGTTAGGGTAATACCTGGAATAGGTGCAGGACATACTTTAGTAGTCTTAGAATCTCAAAACACAGCAGTAATTATAGATAAATTTGGAGACGTATTACATTATAGATACACTAATAACGTAGGTAAAATTGAAGACATACCTAAAGAAGAGGTTATACATATTAGGCTCTCAAGTTCTTTAAGTACCGACAAAGAATCTAAATATTGGGGCCTTTCTCCTCTTTGCCCTATGTGGAAAGTAGTTACTGCTTCAGATGATTTATTTACAGCAAGGGGTGTTACATGGAAAAATAGAGGTAAAATAGGGATTATAACAAATAAGTCAGAGGTTCCACTACTTCCAAAAGAAAGGGATAGAATACAAAAAGAATATGATGAAGACACAGGGGGAGCGCATAATGCTAACGGTATTCATGTTTCTACAAATAATTTAGAGTTTATAAAAACAGGCGCTTCTGTTGGAGATTTAAAACTATTAGAGGGTAATACTGATAACATGCGAATAATCTCTGCAGGGTATAAAATGCCTAGTGTATTGTTCAATGATACAGATAATTCTACATACAATAACTTACAAGAGGCTAAAAAAGATGCTTATTTAGACGCTTATATACCACTATCTAATAGAGTTGACGGTAAATTAAGTAAAGAACTTTCTAAGATTTTAAAAGTAGATGAATTAGTAATCGTAGACATTACTAAAATAGAAGTTCTTAAGTCGTCCACTAATGAAGTAGCAAATAGATTAAATAATTTACCAAACAATGTAGCGGCTAGAGTTGTGGAAACATTAACTTTAGACGAAGCTAGAGACATTGTAGGGTTAGAATCTACAATCGATGGAGATAAACTCCTAAGAGCTTCAAACAGTCAAAAAACTACAGAAGATGAACCTAAGTAAACAACAAATCGAAGACATTAAAAAGAAAAAGATTAAAAAACTTAACGACAAAAAGCTAATAAAGAAATAGTTATGGACGAAGAATTAAAAGAGATTTTAAAAGATAAATTAGCGGCTAAAGAGCTAAAGAAGATGTCTATTAAATTAGCAGATACTGCTACTACTATAGAAAAATCTTCTAAATCTGGTAAGGAATCTAAAACAGAGACTAAAGCAGAAACTGAAACGGACGTTATAAACAAATCTTTTATAGCTAACACTTATAATTTCATAGACAGCCATAACGATATTCATGTTAAAGGATGTTTTACCAAATCTATTAATGAGCGTTCAGATAAAATATTTCATTTAACGGACCACAAATATCAGGTTAATTCTAAAGTTGGAGAGCCAACAAAATTAGAAGAGAAGTCTATAACATGGAAAGAAGCAGGATTAGATATTGAAGGAAATACTACAGCTTTAGTTATGTCTTCAGATGTATATAAAGATTATAACGCAAGTGTTTTTACTCAATATTCTAACGGAACCATTAAACAACACTCTATAGGATTCTATTATGTTAAGCTAGATCTAGCAATTAATAATCCAGAAGAAAAAGAAGAGTTTAAAATATGGAGCGAATTCTATAGTTCTTTAGGTAATCCAGAGAAAGCAGACGAAAAAGGCTTCTTTTGGGTATGTAGAGAGGGTAAACTATTGGAAGTTTCAAGCGTTTTGGCTGGTTCAAACGAATTAACAGGAATGTTAGACAGTAAAGAAGATGTAGTAGAAGAGCCTACTAAACCAGAAGAGAAAAAAGAAAATAATAATACTAAGCCAAAAATGACAATGTATTATTAATTATATTGCAAACCATTGTTAGCCGTTAATTCACTAACTAAAACAAGACAGAGCCGAAAATTGTTTCACTCAGTTTAATATATTTAACAGGCAATTAAGCCGAAACAAAATTTAAAAAGTAAGAAAATGAAAACATTTATTAAATTCTTAGCTGAAAAAGGAATCACAAACGAACAGTTTGAAGCTAAAGAAAAAAGCGAGCAATTAGCATTATTAAAAGAACATAATGACGCTAACGAAGCTGTTATTAAAGGAATTGAAGATAATATTGATTCTAAAGTATCTAAAGAAGAGTTAGAGCAGTTAAAAACTGAATTAAAAACTTCTAGCGATAGAGAAAGAAAAGCTTTAGACGAAGTTAATTCTGAACAAGGAATAGCTATTAAAAGCCTTTTAGAAAAATTAAATAGCGGAGTTTCTGAAAGTGAGATTAACGAAGTTAACAAGTTTATTACTGATAATGCAGACAAGATTAAAGCAATTAAAAATTCTGGTTCTGGTATTATTGAGTTCGAAACTAAAGGAATGGGAACTGATTTATTGAGTGTTCCAGTTGCAGCTCCATTAGCTGCTGCAATGATTCAAGCACCTACACAGCCAGTTAGATTAAAAGCTACATTCTTAGAGAGTCTTTATACTTCTTTCAACACTAACCAAGCATCGTATGCTTATATGGAATCTATTCCTGCTGCTGGAGATATGGAATTGGTATTAGAAAAAGGAACTAAGCCAGAATTAACTTTCACAATGGAAACAAGATACGCCACTCCTGTAAAAGTTGCTGGTAATGTTTGTTTAACTGAAGAGTCAGTAGATGATATTCCAGGTTTACAGTCAATCGCTAGAGGTTACTTAAAAGATAAGCATGATATTAGAAAGCAAAGAGAAATCTTAACAAATGCTACTTTTGGTATTATCCCAACATCTAGAACTTTTGTTGCTGGTGGTATGGCTAACAAAGTTGATACTCCAAACATTATGGACGTAATTAACGCTGTTATTACAGATATTTACACTACGCACAATTTTGTAGATGAAATTCCTTACATGGCTAATTTAGCTTTAATGAACCCTATCGACTTTTTTACTGAGTTTGTAGCTGCGAAAGATGGTAACGGTTTACCACTTTATCCTATGGCTTCTCTATTTAATAGAGTAACTATTGGAGGTGTAACTATTGTTCCTTCTGAAGAAATAACTGCAGGACAAGTTTTTGTAGGTGATTTATCGAAGTATTGGGTATCTAACTATAAAGGATTTACTATTAGAATTGGATGGATTAACGACCAATTTATTACTAACGAATTCACAATGGTTGGAGAGTCTAGATTCCACGCTTTTATTAGAGAGTTAGATAAAAATTGTTTAGTTTATGATAACATCGCTACTATAACAGCTGCTATAACAGCCTAATTATTAACTAATTAAAAGAGGGTTGGACTTCTAACCCTCTTTTATTAAAACTTTAAACATGAATATAGAGGTAAAAGTTGAAAAACAATTCGGAGAGCATAAAAAAGGTAAGACTTTAGTAATGCACAAAAGCACAGCAGAAGCTTTAGTTAAGAAAGGGTTAGTTTCTTTACCAGCAGCAGTTAAAAAAGCCTTAGAAGAGGATGATAAATCTACTGCAGAGCAGGTTAAGGACCAATTAGCTAAAATTGCTAAAGATGCTAAAGACGCTCAAGAGGCCAAACAAAAAAAAGCCAAAGAAGCAGAAGCTAAATTAGCAGCCGAAAAAAAAGAAGCTGAAAAAGTAGCCAAAGATGCTTTAGCTAAAAATGAAGCAGACGCAAAAGAAAGAGCTAAAAAGATTGAAGTAGAAAAAGCTTTAGCCTTAGAAAAAGCAAAAAAAGACGCTTAAATATTAAATTATAATTATGTCTATAGTTAAACCAGAAGATTTTACATTAGGATATTATTACATCCCTAAGAACGAAAACCAAAAACAAAGTTTGCAATCTTATATTGATAATGTTGAATGTGAATATTTACCAGATTTATTAGGTGTTGAACTATACGAACTTTTTATAGCTGATTTAGATACTAATAATGTTCCACAAACACAAATTTACAAGGACATTTTCGACCCTTTCAAAAAGCAAGAGCCTACGCAATGTATAGGTTCTACTTCTCCTATTATTAATAGTAAGGGGATGAAAGAAATGATTATGGGTATTGTTTATTTTGTGGCAATGAGAGATAGAACATCGAGAATAGCTACTACAGGAATTAAAAGAACTGACGGTATGAATTCAGAAAATGTTAATGGAGTAGAACACGATTTGAACGGAAGGTATAATAAAGGAGTAGAAACCTATAAGGCTATACAGTATTTTATTGTCCGTATTAATGATTGTGTAGACTATCCTACCTTTTTAGGAGTGGACACTAGATATAACCAGACTTTTTAATGACCAATTTAGTTGACATAATAAAGGCTATAATAACAGCTATAGGTACTGAACTAAAAATAAGTAGTGTAACAGATTCTACTCTTTTTGTTTGTGATACTACAGGCTGGGTTACTATAAATAAGGTTATAACTATTGATGGTTTAAATTATAAGGTTATTGATCTAGATTATAATGTTAGTATTACTGTGGAACCTTTCGAGCATACTACAGCAGTTCCTTTAGATACTACGGTAATAAATCAACACGAAATAACTTGTTTTCATGGTGAACCAGCTTCAGTTAATGAAGAGTATGAACTTAAAGACGAATACACTAGCGACAAAACGCCTTTTGTGTGGCTTTTCGAAAGCTATGACTATGGAGTAGGTGCCGTTGATAGTGCTTTCGCTGCAGAATTTAATCCTAAAATATTCTTATTAGATTGGACGCAAGCCCAACAATGGAATAACGACCAGCATAATAATTATGTAGTTAAGCCTATGGAAAACTTAGCTAAAATGATAACCGATTATGTTAAAAAAAGTTATGATTTTAAAACCCCTTCTAATACGAGAATCAAAACACATACACGTTTTGGAACTCAATTAAAACATAGAGGAGACAATAAAAAAATAATTGATGAAGATTTAAGCGGAGTTGAATTAGACATAGATTTAAAATTATATAATTTAGATATTTGTAAGTGTTAAGTAAAAAATAATAATTTAGTAGTTCATAAGGACTATTAAAAAAACTTTTAAAATTTAAAAAAATGAGTGAAATAATTTGTGAATGTGGTGACCCAAAATTCGGACACGTAGGCCGTCCGAACTGTGTTATAACACAAAAAACGTTAGCTTTCCCTATGTTTGTTCCTAGAATAAACTCAAACGGAAACAGAAATTTCTTACCAGCCAATGCTGCTGGAATAACAGCATACAATCTTGAATACGGAACAGCGCACACTACTTTAGCTGAAGTAATTGACAGCTTAACTACTGTAGCAAACCCTTTAGATAGAGCTTACCCTGGTCTAAGAGTAGAAAACGCTACTTTCCCTAGAACAGATACAGTTTTTGAAACAGCACCTTCTGGTCGAAAGATTAAAGTCGCTGGTGCTGGAGGTGTTAGAAGTTGGTTAATGGAATTATGGGGTTCTGACGCTGCACATGGAGTGTTAAGAGCGTATAGTGAGTTCGGTTGTTCAGATTTAGATGTTTACTATATAGATGTTACTGGTAACTTATGGGGTATTCAAGACGACCCAACTAGCGGCATTGTTAGAGGTTACGAAATGGATACGGAAAGTTTTGATTCTTTCCTTCAGTATGCTACAGATACAACTTCTCAGAAAATTAACCTTGCTTGGGATCTAGACGCTTTAGAGTGTGAGCAAAACGCTTGGGTAATTACGTCTGCAGAATATGGTAAGAAATTTACTTCTATAACGCCATTAATACAAGCTGACTCTGGAGCAGATAATACTTCTACTACAGTAATAGAGGCTAAAATCTGGGAAGGGTTCGGAACTGCTGGTAATAAAGGAGACATTGTAGGCTTAACTACAGCTTCTTTTATTGTTGCAGATTCTACTGGAACACCATTTCCACACGTTGCAGCTACAACTTATGTAGTTGACGCTAATGGATTTGGAACTTATACTATAACAATGGATGCAGTTATGGCTGTTGGAGATTGGACGGTAGACACTACAGCACCTGGTTACGATGTGCCTACAGCTAACTTTACTGTTTAATGGCAGCTAGAGAAGCTATAGACGGTTATATTTTCGCTGGTAAACAGGAATTTAAACTTAGTTGGTTTAAGAACGTAACTCTTGAGCATGCAATTAAAGTTAATTCTAATGTTAGTGAAAGTTCAATTAAAAAAGTCTGGAAAATAGCAAACGGTTTAACAAAGCCAAACTATTTAAGGGATTAGAAATTGTTAAAATTTTGGAAAGGGTAGACTATAAATCTACCCTTTTTTTATTACATTCACATTATGAACTACAGGAAAAAAGAATGTTACCCAATAATTAAATTACCAGAATCTTTGGTAGACGAAAACAGAGGGAAAATATGCACTAAATGCTGTAATAATCAGTTAGTTTTAGCCGATACAATAAGCAACGACACACATAAGAACGATTTTACAGGTGTTTATATAAAGAAAGCTACAGATACTGATACGGCTATATTTACAATGGAAAACTGCGAAGGTGAAATAGTTTCAAACCAAGGAGAAACGGCTATTTTCCCTAATGACAACTTAGCAGTAGGTTATATTTTCGACTGGAAAAAAATTCTAAACACTCACGGAGTAGGAATCTATTCTATAAAATTGAATTATACTATTGCTGGAATAGCTGGAGCGCATACTGTAAGAGTTTTACAGCTTAAAAAATTTAATAGGCAAAACGTAAAAGAGTCTGTTAGAATATACTCTCAATTTAATAGCTACTTTCAAAAAGATAATGTAGACTTCACTAACTCAAACTTTAAAGATACCGTTAGATTTAATGGATTTTTTGGATTTAGAGAGCCTGGAACAGATGTTAATAACTTAATTGATAAAGGTAGAACGGTTGTAAAAATAACAAGGGAAAACGTAAATAAATATACTTTAAATACGGACCCTATAGAAATTTGCATGTCTAAACAATTAATAGACTTCCATTTATTAAATGAAGACACGTTAAAAATTTCAGACTACAATAGATTTAACCACGACTTTCAAATACACGACAAAGAAGTGTCTTTAGTTGATGAACCAAAAATAGAATATATGGAGTTTGACAGACGAGCTAAAATTTCCGTTATATTTGGAGACAGAAAGCTAGAAGACAAATCTTATTATAGATAATATTAAAAATACAATAAATGCCACCATTAAC